GTGTCTTGAGTTCCACAAAAAAACCACCCCCCTTACTTAAATTGCATTGTTTGCATAATGCTTGCAGATTATCCATTGAATCATCACCACCTAGTCGTCGAGGTATCACATGATCCACGTGCGTTGCCTCTAGCCCACACCTCTGACAAGTATGTTGATCTCTGGTTAGTACGCGCTGTCTTATCCTACGCCATAGCGCAGTACTACCATCATCTCTTAACGCTGACTGTCTAGCCATCAATGGTAGTTATTCTGTCGAAAGAATTTAAGAGCTGCACATGGACTACCATAACGCACATCGATATAGGCTAAACCCCAATCAACCTGCTCATATTTGTTCGCAGTCTTTAGATACTCTGATCTACCTTGTGGTATTCCATAATGACTACCGTTAACAGCCTTATCATTCCAGGCTGACTCTTTACCATACAAGATACTAAGACATATGTATTGCTGGGTGTTATCTAATCTTAAAGCTGCATATTCTTTTGCTGTTATATATTGTTTTGCCTCATCAGGTGCAGCTGCACTAGGAGCAGCAAACAGAGTTATCCCAATAGCAACTAGCACCGAGCGACCTACCCGCCTCAGCGGGTCGCTCTGAACGCCTGATGCGTTCTGCGTCGATAGCGTACCATGGCTGTCAAGTTTTACGTATGTTTGTCGGCGTGTCATTGATGTCCCCATCCTTTGCCTTTGAAAGTAATTCCGAAACTTCCATAAACCCTACGCATAGATTCATTACAACAAATTGGATCTGCTTCCTCGTGTATTGATCTTTCCATCTCCATACTTATTTGGCATTTGACACATTTGTATTCATAGACTGGCATATTAAGCACTTTCCTTTCATAAACATCCAGGCTCCGCAACCTGTGCATCTTGTAATTTCTTCTGTCGGAATCAAATCTGCCAAAATTGGCATGATGTCCTTGACTTTTACAAATGCCAGGTATTCGCCCGCATCCTCTCCTTGACCGTTGCATCTCATAATGACCATTGGCAGTTTGCCAGCTGCATTTGATTCTGCTTGTTTAATCCAGGCTAAAGGCTGGAAATCAGCCCTAGCCTTAACCTCGATTGAAATGGTTGGTACATTAAGAATATCCTCTCCTTGCCTACCTGCCCCAGCAGTATCTGCATATGGAAACCATTGTTTCAGATAATCGGCTATAACCTTTTGGGTTCTATAGCCTCGATGTTTTCGATGATTAGCCATTGACTGAATGACACTTTTTGCAAGTCCATGTGGCATTAAATGGAGCATCGGCACTTTCAATATTTGCAAGATGAGCAATGATTACTTCATCGTTGCATAACTGGCAATGAACAGACATAGACATCAGATTCATCCATTGACCATTGATGTTTACTTCAACAAATCCCATCACACGCTCCTTAGTTTTTGTCGTTCCCATTTACCACTTGATGCGATGTTGTACCAGCGAGTAGGACAATTTTGGGCAGGGGCTATGTTCCCGCCTGGGCAAAAGAACCCACCCCAAGCGCGCCCATTCTTTTCGCCCTCTTTCCATTTCATTTCACCATGCTCACATTCCTCAGAATTAGATTCTCCTAAGATGCCTTGAATATTGGCAATAGCCTCAACTGCTGTAATTGCTGGAGGCTGAGTAACATCGCCATAAATAGGCTCTTTGCTCCAAGGATCAGCAGCTAGTGCTTCCTCTTTAGTCTTGAAACTTGGCACTTCCTTAGCCTTGGCAATGTCTTTGGCTGATAGTCGTTCGACCTTACTCATTTCCTCTCGGCTTGGTCGCTTTCCTTTAGCAGCATAACCCGCGTTTGCAAGCGCTCTACCGATTGCCGAAGTCTCACAATTCTCCAGCGCTGAAGTAGCATTAACGCCTCTATCAGCAACTTTCTCCTCAGCGTATCCTGTTGTAAAGGCAACACCATCTGCGTAAGTTCGATATAAGTACGCTTTAACAATGAATCTATCATTAGCAAAACTCTCCAATTCTGTGCTGAGTCTAAAATCGGGAAAGTCCTTAATAAACTTCTCTAAGCGACTTTCAACTGTCTCATAATCTGCTAGGTTAAACATTTGGTAATTCATCCTGTCCCATTAAGTATTCGGTTTGTTCTGGTAATGACCAGACTGAGCCATCTGCCCACGTCTGTACTTCAATAGCGCAGGCGTTGCAGTAGTGTCTGCGAACGCCATTACTGCGGGGATGATTTGATATGACTGTGTAACTGGCTCCCTTTTGTCCTAACGGTGAATTAGTGCCATATCTGACCTTGCAGTAATCGCACCAAACTCCAGGGGCTGATTTAATAACTGTCAAGGTCACTCCAGTCAGTTGATGCAATTTGTCCAGCGAGCGCAATGTATGCTGCGCCGTCCTTGTAACTGTCTGTGTGGAGGTAAGACTCTTGTATGCGTGAAACTTTGACAAGTGCCATACAGATTGCGACTTCGTGAGGCTCGATGTGGCGTTCAAGATAGGCTGACCAGAGTTTGGCGATTCGAAGGTGATTGAGAGCTGCCAAGCCGTAATCTTTACCGCGGTCTTGGATAAGGTCTTTGGCTTCGTCGAGGATGTCATCAGCGCGCATTTTCACTCGCCTGGACAATAAACTTCTGATCCTCTTGGGCTTCTTTGTAACCCATAGCCCATCCAACAATAAACCATAAAGCATTAGCAACTAATAGAATCGCTATTAGTGGTATTTGTAAATCCATTTATTTTGCTCCCATTTCTAATAAATCTTGATTAATAAGTTGTGGATCCATGTTATTTACGATCTCGTATGTTGCACCGTTTGGATGACGTGATGGAGCAGCTGCTACATAGCCTTTCCATTTAATGTCAATGCCTTCTTGTAAAGTACCTCTGAATACAGTTTCGACTGGTGCCTTGTAATAGAAGTGAAAACCATCTCCAGTTTTAACTGTAAAAGTTGGAGTTAGTTCCTCGATAATCTCTCCACCATTACGGAAATCAACATCAAATACAACTAATCCTGATGGTTGACAGGCAATGCCAATATTCATGTTTGGATCCATCTTGTGCCAAAACTTCAACATCTCCCATTCGCTTGATGCGTCAAGGTATGCTCGCTTAATTAAGTCAAAGTGAGGATCCTTTGAGTTTGGCTTCAATGGTAGGACTTTCCAGCCGTCATAAATATACTCAGCTGCTTTTCCTAAGATTCCACCTTCATCGATGGTTTGTGCTACTTCTTTCATTTTGCTCATCTTTGCTCCCGTTGTCAGTTGTTTGGGGTCTGACAAGGATTACGGTCTCACACTCTGGGGAGAATTACACGTTTATTTTGATAACGAAACGATAACGATTTATCGGGGTCTACCGTAGGACTTTCCAGCAACAATGAATGTGCCGTCCTTCTCGATGTTGATAAGGTCTACTTGGACTTTGTTGTTATTTACATACATGATGGCAAAGGCTTGCTGCCAATTAGCCGAACCTTTGGTGTAATGAGCCTGTTTGAAGTCCATAAGGTTGCCAACCTCAACACCATGCAGGACACGCCCAATACGGCCTCCAGAAGCCTCTGAGAAGGCTGAACGTCCTGCTCTGTGAGTATGTCCTGAGATCACGTTCTTCCCATGCCTACGGGCTGCTTCAAGGGCTGATAAGCCCCCTTGTGGTTTAATGGGTGTGTGATCACCATGGACTGCGATCCAGCCAGGCGCAATCGGCATAGGGTTCTTGTGAAAGGTAATACCCAACTCGTCAAACTTCATAAATTTCTCAAAGCGCAGCTCAGGCAAAGCACCAAAGGCAGGCACTTTAGCCATGATGATGTTGTATAAACGATCTGTGTGATTTGACCTGATGCAATCAGTAACGCCTAATTCCCAAAGAAGCTGCACAGCCTCGTTACGATCATCGTCTAGAGTTTGGGCATAACTGCCCATGCGCCCTTCCTCCCACTTGCTTATCTGGGGAAGGTCAATCTCATCGCCAATGGTTATTACTTGATCTGGCTTGAACTTAGAGATGAAACTAGCAAGGTTACGAGTGGCAACCCTGTCATGGTAAGGGACTTGTAAGTCCGAAACTATGACAATACGTTTAATCGTCATCCTCGTCGTCCTCGTAATCGCCAAAACGTTCTGGCTCAATAGGGTCTGGCAAGATCCAAGCAGGATAGGCAGAACGCTCGACGATAATGCCAAGTACAGTTTCCTCATCAAAGCCTGCTCGTTTGAGACTTTGAGCAAACTCATACATGCCGATGCAATACGCATCAAGTGCTGAGTAATCTTGCTCTACGAGTTGCTGGGTTGCTTTTCTAGCCATGTGGATAAGTGTCCCTTACTTTTTAAGTAATTCCATCATCTGTTCTTGGCGTGTCTCTATTCTTGCCAGTCTGTCAGCGAGAGATGATCCACCATTCGGCGTAAGAGTCCACAACCAACCGCGAACCAGATAACGAAGCCCGCCAACAAATACAGCAAACGTCGAGACAATAGCAAGAATGAATCCTGCCCAGTCATTAGCGCTCATTACCTTTTAGGAGTCGCATATCCAAAAATGCCCGAAACAATGGCAAGTAGGATTGCGCGGTAGTCGATGTCAAAATTGGTTGCAGACCAAGCTGCAAGGAATGCACCTAGTGCTAGTACATAAGGGTTATTTATTTTCATTGTGTGCCTCCAAGCATAGGGATTTGATAAAACTCTGTATTCTCATCTTGATTTTTTTTGAACGAGATATGGATGTGATGGGTGTGGGCATTGATGCCGCGATATTTGACCCATCGCCAAAGGGATTTTCGTGAGCAGATTTTGCCCATGTGGATAACATACTCAATTCGTCCATGCTTGCGACCATAGGCTCGTAACTGATCCGCAAGATATACGGATGTCCCACGCGACTTGTCGAGATTAGAGTCAACGTCGATGGCGCGAACCCATCCCTGAGCATCTGCATTGTGGTCAGACTTAACCTTACTGTGTCTGCTATCAGCGAGCCACCCATCAGATGTTCTGTCTCGATCTGGAAAATTGTCATCAATCTGCTCGCGTAGTTGAATCGCAGCTTTACTTAGTCGCGGTTTTGGCATTAGTCAATTCTTTAGGAGGAAAGAACTCTCCCCCATCGATTCCATCTGGATGAGTCCAACCATTAGTATATTCAATATACTTGTCAGGATTAGCAGCTACTACTGCATCCTCAACCCCAACAATGACATTAACTACCTTATTGTTTTCAATAACTGCAAATAATCTATCCATTTTTACACCCAGTATTCAATCTCGATTTTGCCTGCTCCACCTGCAGCACCTGCGATGTTTGATGCGTTACCTGCCGAACCTGTTGCACCATTATTCGCCATACCTTGGGCTGTGCCAGCAACGCCAGCAGTTGTATTTGTGCGACCACCTGTGCCACCGACTGCAGATGTTGCACCAGTAAATGTAGTTGTACCACCAGCGCCACCCGCTGTTGGTCCAGGACCTGCTGCTCCAGCAGTACCACCTGCACCGATTGCGTAAGTTATTGATGCGCCTGGAGTTGTTGTCAAATTAGAAACAATGACCGATCCACCGCAACCGTCACCAGTATCGACAGCAGCAGTTGAGCCACCACCAGAACCGCCTCCACCACCAGTTAAAGTGACATTGACAAAAGTCACACCAGTAGGAACCGTCCACGATGTGCCAGATGTAAGAGTTAAACGTAGAGGAGTTTTAGGATTGTTTGTAGGTATTGTGTTGATTGCCATTAAACGATCTCCACTCCTGAAATATGAAAGTTAACTGTTACTGCCGATGCAAAACCCGTAACAGTTTGAGTTGCAACCAGAGTTTGCTTTAGATCAATATAAATTGATGAGTTGGCAGCAATAGTTGTCGTTGTATGCAGAGATGTTGTAGCCAAGGCAATGCTAAATGTTTGAGCAGATGAAGAGGTATTTGTAACAACAATGTTAGTTACTACCGCCGTTGTTGATGCTGGTGTTGTATATAGAGTTGTGCTCCCTGTAGTAGCAGCTCCTCTAAATATGGTTTTTGGTGTTGTAGCCATTAGCGCGCCCCCATGAGCAGTAGGATTTGTAGGTCATTAAGTGATGAGTCGATTGCGTTCCCAAGAGTACGCATAGCCAAGGCACCATCTTTAACAAAACTGGTATCGTCGGGTTCTGTCCACCCATAATTCGGGCTAGTTGCCATTTGTTCTCCTAGTCATCGTAAGTTACCCAAGTCTTTGTGGCTGGGACAGCGTTCCATCTAAGGGTCGCTACCACATCCTGCCATCGCGTTGGAGCAATGGAATAAGTATAGTCGCTAGTAATCAGAGTCATCGTCATTTGAGTCCGACTGATCTGAAAGGAATAGCCTTCAACAAATCCTCGATAGATTCGGTTCTTGATGGCTAAAGGCAGGTTATCGATCTCAATAGGCTCGCCCATCATTCCAGCCAAAAACGTGTCTCGGTCGGCATCACTAACCAGGGTTGAATCTAGTTCAATAGTAAAACTTGACAAAGAGGTTCTAGGTAGTGAACGTAAGTCAAGATAGCGATTTACTTGAAGGATTGCATCTGAATTGTTGTGCAACTCCGTAGTAACAGATGCGCTTTTAACTCCATAGTAGCCCTGGGAAACTGTATCGGTAGCAGTCTCTGTACCTGCTCGCCAAGTTAGATCAACGTTGTTTGTAATATCTGCTAAAGATTTTTGGCTCGATACTGACTGCCAGTTGATATAAGACCTTGGGATATTCATATAGCCGTTTGCGGTTACATCAATGGATCTGCGTGACTCATTGGCAAAACCTACTGTACCTGCGGGGGTTTCATAAATATACCCGAATGCTTGTTGAGCATAATTGGCAGCCATTGTGTAAGCATCCGTAGTTGCTGGGCTTACAGCTGCAAACTCGTAAATGGCTGGAGAATCGATAACATCAATAGTTACACCAGCAGAATTAAGAATGGTAGTAAGTCTTACTGTATCCATTTCCTGCGGGTATGAAACGCCTGAAAGAATCTTACGAGCCATTATTGCAAATGAGCCAATAGCGGTAATCTGCTGGACCGCGACCTTTAGATTAGCCCCAGCGCCTGAGACTGTGTTGGTTACCTGGTTGACTTTGCCAGTAAATAAGGTCACGTCTGCGCCTGCAGTATTCTTGGCAGTAATTAATACTGATTGGTTCATATCAAATGCAAAATCGGTATTGGTCGCATTTAGGATATTGATAATTGCATAAGAGGTTCTAGGCTGTTCCCAAACGGATGTTCGACCATAATTGATCGTGACACCGCCAAGAGATTCTGACGTGTAGTCAGTCCCGTTTATGTGGACAGTTGCTTCAGGATTCCAGGTCATACAGATTGCAACTTCGACGAACCGACTCTGTTAAATGTACCTGAGAGAGTAGCCTCCTGGTTAAGGAGATTTACGATTGTGCGGGCAGTACCAATAGGATCGATTGCCCCATTGACTGTAATATTGATTGGAGACCCACCCTTATTCTTGCTGGCATTACTTACAATGCTCGATGGGATACTCGCTCCGAAACTAGCGTTAGATGAGTTAGATGAGTTGCCACCGAATAGACCACCTAGCGCATCGCCAATTTTCTTGCCTAAATTGATGATCGCCAAGAAGCCGTCAATAATTTTTGAAACGACAGTCAAAATGCCGCTTAATGCCACGCCTAAAACTTTGATTGCAAGAGCAAAAGCACCGCCTAAAAATGGTGCAACGACCTTGGAAAGAAACGTTACTAAGGCGTCAAATTCATCTTTATTTTCAACAACAATTTCTTTGATTTTGTCAAACACACCCTTAAGACTACTTAAGATTGGCAACACAAAACTTTTGACGCCATCAATAAACACGCTGAAAGTATTGTTCAGACCTTCGTCGCCACCGATTGAATCAATAAATCGTGAAACGGTTGGGACAATTTTGTCAAGAATAAATGTAACCAATGGGGTTACTGCATTAAGAATAAAGACACCAACTGTCTCTTTGCCTTCATCAAATGCAACTTTGAGGCGATCCATCTTTCCAGCGAAAGTGTCAGCCTGTTTTGTAGCCTGTCCTTCAAATGTCTTTGATAGTGCAGCCGTGGCAGCATCAAAATCCTTTGATTTGATAATGTTCTCATCGATGCCACCGCCCAATTTTTTGAGGGCTCCGAAGTTTCCATCATGAGCCTTTGCAAGGGCTTCTGAAACCGCTTGCAAGTCTTTACCAGTACCAGCAGCAATATTAATTGCAAGAGTTTGTAACTTCTGTGCATCCTCAACATTTTTGGTGCTTCTGACTAAACGATCTAAGGATGGACGCAACTCGTCATCAGATATGCCCGTCGCTAAAGCTGCTTTAAGAATATAATTTTCTGTTGCTTTAATCTGGGCTTCTGTTGCCCCAGTAACATTTTTAAGAGATGTTGCTAAGCGAACCTGAGCTGCTTCATCATCGATAGCAGCCTTAACTCCATCAATGGCTAACTTGCCAGCATAAGCAACAGCAGCAGTTCCAGCAGCTGCAAAGGCAGCGCCCGCTATATTGCCAAACTTGCCAATTTTATCTCCGAAGGTTTGGACATCATTTGCGCCAGTATCAAGACTTTTCTTAAGGTTATCGACGTCAGCAAGGATGGAGAGTTTAAGAGTTCTATTACCAGCCATTAGTCATACTCCTTCAAGATTCGATCGAACGCTGTTTCCCATTGTCTAATCAACTCTGGTTGAATTGCCCGCAATGTTGGATAAATGAAATAGCCTGCATTGCCTCGCTTACCATATCTCTCAGAACGAGCAGGAAATTGCTTATATTTTTTAGCACCAAACTCGGCACCAGCCAACAAACCATTACCGCCCTGAGTACCGAAGTTAAATTGTGTAGTTGCTCCACCGCTAAATCTTTGAGAAGCAAAACCAAAAGATAACTCACCAATTTTTGATGATTTAGAAATCTTTACACCATCAGCAATTCTTTTAGCAACAAGTTCATTAGGAGCAGAACCAGCAGCTTGACGAATCTTATCTCCAGCAAATTGAGCAAGGGCAGATGACTCTCGCTTGGCTGCATCAACTGCTTCCTCAGACATTGCCTTAAATGCCTTTGTAATTGCCCTTAATTCTTTTTTGTCATATACGATAAAGGAGCGTTGATCGATTAATTCATCTGTCATCGTCTCTCCTTCAGTATCTCGATAGCCGTAAGAATGTCCTCAGCGGTTTTCCACTCGCTCATAGGAATATGAGTAGCGATCGACAATTCTACTAGGAGTCGGCTGATACTTCCTCGGCTATGGATTTTGGGCTATCATCTCCGACTTGAACATCGACAATAGTTTCCATCCATGCCTCGATCGGCTTGACTGGTTTTCCTGCTGCTTCTCGTTTCATCGCGCTGTGAGCGATAAACAATAAGTCATACATTCCAGAGAATTGAGAAATCGACTTCTTAGTTGCCATTTCCCACTTTGCAAAATCAGGCGGATAGGCAACATAGGTTGCCTGATCCCCCGACGTGTATGTAATTGTAATTGCTTTTTGCATCTTTGCTCCCGTTCTTAGATTTTAACTGAATGTATCTGCTGGTGTTCCTACGACTGTTAAAGTCCAAGAATCAGTCTGAGCGCCTGGAGCGCTTCCACCGACAGATGGAAATACAGGTAATACTTGGCAAGTAAATACTGCGCCTGTCACTGCTGTTAGTGATACTGCAAGAGTTGTGTTTGGGTTTGCGTCAGCTGCGCCCCACATTGCTTCAAATAGTGATGATGTTGCACCCCAGTCTGACAATAGTTCTAGATTAAGAGTCCATTGATCGTCTGTGTGCTTGTACGCCTTGCCATCGAGTGTCTGATATACGTCGATTGTTGGGCTGTTCACGAGTGTAACGCTAGTTGTCTGAGCATCGTAGTTTACTGTTGCGATGGTCAGGGTAATGTCGCGACCCGTAATGACTGTTGTTGGCATTTCGGTATTCTCCTTATGGTGTCTGCGTGTACCAGGTGGCTACACGTATGTCCGCGACTAGCAAAGTACTAGCGCCTACTGTTGTTACTGTTGGTCGATCAACTGCCTGGACTTCGTATCCGTTAGGTATAACCGCCACAACACTTGTTATTAATTGCTCTATGTTATCAAGTGATGCGGGATTGCTATTGTAAGCAACGCAGCAACTGATAGTCATATTGATCTTGCATCGAAAGGTGCTTTTGCCTATAGTGTCAAACTCCAAGTATGGAGAGTCTGGGACTACAACAACAGCAGGTGCAGGAATTGACTCAGGCACATAACTAAATACGTTTGCTGAAACTCCAGCAAGTGCAGTAGCAAGTGGAGTTCTAACTGCTGAAAGAATAGTGCTTGGCATTATTGTGCCATCGTTTCTACATCAATATACGGACCCAGAAGCCCGACAACGCGGTTAAACAAGCTGCGCCCCATTTTGTAAGGGCTAGGAGCAAAATCCACGCCTTCAATTTGTCCTCCTGGGGCTGTGCGAGATTGGAATACCTCGACTGAAACTACAATGATTGCGGATTCGACCGCTGCAACTCCAACATAAGTTGAAGCGCCAGTTAATGTAGCAAGTCCTGATGGAATAACTGCGTGTTTTTCATCATCTGCAAAAACGTTTGAATATGAAAATGAATTGTAAGCATCAACTTCGGTAATTGTATGCGTCCCGTTATAATTGTTTCCAATTCCAGTAATAACAACGCTTTGGCCCACAATGAAATTATGTTGATCTATTGTGTAAAGAGTCGCTACTGAGTTTTCGCGTTCATGATAATAAATAGCCTCTGCGTATTTTACAAGCATTGGCAAAATTACAGCCTCGCTAGTATCAATTATATCGTTTAGATATGCGTCGCTGTATAAAGCAGATGAAACGCCAAGCACTGATCGCAACTCTGACGCTGTAATAATTGTTGGCATTTCATCCTCTCTAAACTGCTGGGGGAGCGATCGGGAGCAACCGCCCCCCCATGATTAATTTTGTGCTTACACGTTTAGTGTAAATGCACCAGCTGCTGTCAAAGTTACTGCTGAACCATAACCGTAGTAACCAACTTCAACCTGACCTGTACCAACAATGTTAGTACGAAGTTGTAGTGGACCAGCGCCTTCGTACCATACGAATGAATCTCCGTTTAGTACGATGATTGAGTCATCTGCAACGCCTGATGCGTTTGGTGTTACGTAAACTGGAAGTCCCATAACTGAACCAACAAATCCGCCTGGGTTTACTGAACCAACGTTGTTTGATGCATTTCCAGCGACATCGAATAGAGGACGCTTTGTTGAATCGTTCAACTTGATCATGTTTGCCCACTGGTCAGGAGTACATACGATTCCTGTTGCATGGCGCTTTGTGTTTGAGTAGACAGATGCTGCACCGCGTGAAATGAATCCTGCGAATGTATCTCCGTCAAATGGAAGTGTTGTAACTGTGCCATCAAGTGTTCCAGCAGCTAGTGCTGTGTACATTGCTGCATCAGTTGCAGATGCGTAAGCGTTGCCCATGAGACGAACTAATTCATCAAAGAAGGCAGGCGATGTTCTGTCGAGGACCTCAACATCGAATTTTTGCATTCCCGCATACTTGGATACTGTTGCTGTGATGTACTCGATTTCAACCTGAGTATCTGAGAATGCACCCTTTTGAGCAGCAGCAGCCACCGTTGGGACAGCCTTTACGCGAGGCAACTGGAATGTAAGCCCAGCAGCAGGCAAAACAGCATTACGAACTGCTGCAATAGCAGGACGGATATTTGTGGACTTTGGATCCCAAATTGTTGTAAGTTGAGGTGTTGGTACAAGACCAGCAACCTCAGTTGATGTTGTATCTGATGCAGCAGCAACATACAACTTAGATGTCTCGTCGCCTAATTGTGCGCGAACTGAGTGCTCTAGGAATGTGCCTGCTGACACGATAGGTGTACGAACGCGCTGTGAGTTAAGCGGATATGATGTCGCCTTAACTTCAGCCTTAGCAGCTTCAACCGTCTCGGTTGATACTGCCTCTGAAACGGTTTCTGACACTAGGTCGTCTCCTTCTGTCTTAGGTTCCTCGATCTGAGGAGCCTGGGTTGATTCGGTTGCAGCAGTACCAGGTGTTTCGGTTGCTGCTACCTTTTCCACTTCTGCACCTGGGATTGCTCCATCAGTTACAAGTGAAACTTCAATTAACTTCGATGCGCTGATAGCCATAACGCCATCCTTGTTATCCCATGCATCTACTTGAACGCCAACGCTGAAATCTGAACGAAGTCCAGTTGCAGCTTCAACAAGTGCATCATTACCAGCAGTTGTCTTGGCGATTTTAAACGAGGCTGTTATCCCCGTGTCATCTTGAGACCACTCGATGAGTTTTCCCAAAGGTTTGGTTTGATTGTGTTCTAAAACTAGTTTGGTGTTCTTGCTAAACTCGATTGAGTTAGGAAGAAATACCGTTGAACCAGCAGATGTATTTCCTACTGAGTCCCATTGAACAATTCGACCTGCAATGATGCGTGATTCAGCATCTGATGCAGTTATTGTTACTGGCATTGTTATTTTCATGTGTCGATTAGATCCTCTTCTTCACGAATCTCTTGAACGCTCATTGCGCCAATACGATTTAGGATTTCATAAACCTGTGCGCGCTCCAAAGGATTACCGCGTAGGTATTCGTCTAACGAGTAGCGAATTTCGTTACCTTGTCCGACGAAATCTGGCATTGACAACCGTTGTTCGATTGCCAAAAGTAAATTACGACCACCAAAATCGATAAGCGAGCGACGTTCCGCTGGTGCATTGGAGTACGTCATTGATGTTGTTTCAGCGCTTGCAAAGTAAGCAGGCAGTCCAATAGCGCGGCATAGTTCAAGCGCTACATACTGACGTGCTTCATTGAGTTGCAGTTTATTTGGATCAATTCCCATAGCCTGCAATTCAACGTCGGCATTAAGGAATGCTGTGCTCCGAGTTGTGCGGGCTACGCGCCAGGCTTCAAGCAATTTGCCGATACGCTCGCTAGTAAGATTTGTTCCATTTGACTTTAGAACCATCATTGGTACAGGTTCTTTAGCAAAAGCCTCTGATGCATTTTCTAGTGCAATAGCAGCTCTAATTGTGCGACCTGCGCGAGATAAAAATCCTTCATCCAAACCATTGAACACAACTAAAGATCCAACACCCATTGAAGGAACATCCATGCCATCAACTGTGTACCCGACGATCTCGGTCTGCTGAGCATTTGTCTTAAAAGTTACGCGATCAGGTCTAACGCGAGTCCATTCTTGAATACGTCCATCTGCATACATTGACATAACTTGTCCATACGCCACGCCAGTAAATAGTAAGTCCTCAGCAATGAAAGCATAAATGGCAGAACCAGGAACGCGAGGATCGGGTTGATTGATTACGCGATTAGGTTCAACGTGTCCACCTGTACTCTTGATATATTGCTCTAGTGGCAATGTGGCAAGGCTGCATAAAATGTTACGCGCTCTTGCGATCGTTGGGATTGCCATCGCTTGTTCACGTGTAGCACTTGACAACGGATAAAAAAAGTTATTGTAATTTGAGTTAAAAGGTGCTGGAGTCGCAGCTGCATCAACTGTTAGTCCAACAGGTTCAGGAGCCTTTGCGAATAAATCTCTGATAGCCATTAGCACAAAATTATACCATAATCAACCCAACACGATATCAACTTCTGAGTCAGGACGTGTCGCGAAGTGAGACACCATCGCCATGCCAACTGTTGCACATATTGTTGCAGCAGATGCTTTACGTCCTAAATACCAGCCTCCATCCTTGAATGGTAATTTAACAGCCGATAGTGCTTGCTTATTTAACTCGCTCTGATTGCCATGAACCAGTCTCTGGGAGGTAATAGCCGACAACATTTCATCGCAGGCTTGCCCATAGATCGCGCCGTCGATTGCCGTAGTTGGGATTCCAGCAGGTGCCAAACGAGAGGCAACTGCACCAGCGGTTTGACGAGAATAAGCGACTGTCTCTACTGAGTACTTTCGCGCCCAAGTAGCAACGCTGTTCGCTACATCCTTATCGTCAATATTTACTGGATTCGAGTACGTTTCCAATAACACAACACAGAACTTGTCCCCATCAAGTCTCTGTGCTGCCACTAGCGCAGCTGCCTTTCGATCTGGTGATAGATCAATAGCCATCCAAGTAGGTTGCTCCCGATCGAGTGTGAGGGTAGCGCCTGCAACACACTCTGTCCAACTTGACGGATTGATGGCTGGGTTGATCTGACTCACCCATTGGCACAAAAGTTCTGTGCGAATAATAGACTCATCATCTGACATTGCAGATTTGAGATTATCTAAGTGAATTGTATATCCAAGGCTTGGGTTGGCTTGTTGCCATCCCTTCATATCATCGATTGGGCAACCAGGTTCGGCACTCCACTCAAACCATCCGATTGCATCATCTGATCCAGCAGCAGCAGCAAGTCCGCGCTCTCTCATTCGATTGAGAATGACTGAGTGCTGATCTCCTGCATTGGAATACATAATGGCTTGCGGATTCTTGCTTGCCATCTGAGTAAAACGAAGCGATGCCCAGACTTCATCGTCTTTATATTCGCGTACTTCATCCAGGTGAATTACGTCTGGTGCTGCAATTCCACGAGCTGCTGAGTTATTGGCTCGGACAAGGTATCGGGTGCCGTCATTGAGTTTGATCTCTTGGCTTCCCTTAGTTTCGTACTTCTTTACAAACCGAGTCACAAGTTGTTCATTGGCTTGAATGATCTCGTCAATTTTCCAAAAGATTTCAGATGATGTAGTCAGTTTATGAGCAGTATGAACCTGTAATCGTTCACCCCAGAGGAACATTCCAGCCAAGATTCGCAGCTGCATGAATGTAGATTTACCATTCTGACGAGCAATAATCACCCCAACCTCGTTGTGATACCAGCGCCCATCAGGCTTTACTCGGTGCATTTCTATAGCCAAAAATTTCTGCCAAGGAAGCAGTTTGAAGTGCTCACCAGTCACAGGATCAATCAAAGTCTCGACAAAATCAATCATTTCCTGTCCCCGAGAGGGCAAATCGACCGATTTTGACCTAATACGCGGTTCTGTCGCCCCTAGGTAAGCCGTAGGAGGCTGTTCTAAGCCTGTTTGAGGTTGGTTAGTCATATCTAGTCAGATGCTTCCTGATAGTGGCTTATTTGGTCGTTTTTGGGGGCAAAAGATCCAA